ACCATGGTCATGTGAACATTGTCTCCATGAGTGCTCCTGATGTTTCCGACTGGGGTGTAATAGCATGTGTTTTTCGTAGCTTTGCATTTTCTTTTTATAAACCGAGCTTCCATTAAATGATTAAAATTCACTTTTCCTCCTATATCGCGCAGGTGTCATTGGTGCAGAACTTCGTTCCCGTACCGCCGGCATCATCAACGATACGAGTGATTGGCTCGATGTTCAAGATTCTTTTCTCGTATTCTTCCTTGCTAATAGGCTCGTAGGGAGCCTGCTTATACCCAGTTTCCTCATATCTCAAAAACGAGACCGCCTTAAGACGCGTTTCATAGAGTTCAAGTGCAGTTTTAATTTGAGGCGCTTCCGCTGGCGTAAAAGTGACTGTAATAGACACTGAGTTATCGGCCCAATAATACTGATATTGGGCTGCAGTTTCAAGTTGTTCCCACATCGAGACGTCCTTCTTTCCCTTAGAGAAATATGGCTCGTGGACAGGAAACTCCACAACAGAAGTGTTCGGAGAGTATTCATCATCTTCTATATAATATCCTGCGGCGCTTAATTTGTCAAGTAAATTTGAAGTTTTAGAGAATCTGATACGTCTAATATAATATTCATCTTCTGGATAATGTATTCCCGGGGTCGAACCATTAAGAAGAGACACTGTGCCGGAAGGTTTAATCGATGTCATTCTAACAGATTTAGGAATGCAGAGCCAATTGGAGTATTCCTCATCAAGTTGCTTGACGTGCTCATAAGCTTTATCACACATTTCGTACACCTCTCGTCGACCAAACTTATTAAAAGCCTGAATGACACCCGATTGGGATAACCCGATGCGGCGATTCTTTAACATCTTAGCATTAGTTTCTGGCCAGTGCGTATTCGAAAGCGTAATTGTTTTGCCGTAGAGATAAGCAATCTTTAACGTGCGCAAATAATCTTCCATGTCGTCATGCTTTGCCGGATAAGTCTCCACCAGGCAGCATAATTCAGCGTCTTCAAGTTGCTGCTCTACGCATGGATTAAATCCAGCTACGTTGATATCATCGTATCGAGGTCCATCCTTAAATCTTCCGCGGGTACGTGCATTATTTAGCCAGATATAGCCTGGCTCGCCATTCTTTTGAGACTGTTCGGCGTGCCAAGTATAGTCCATCCCAACTTGTGCGTTAAAGGAATTGTTGGACCCCCACCGATGATGATAAAGTTTTTCTTGATCATTTTTCATCTCCAGATAACGACGATCGTGATGGGATCCCATAGCTAAAGCGGCAGAACGGCGAACATTACCCGATACAACACACCTACCAATTAAATTCTCGGTATCGACGATATCGACTGACGTAATAGGTTCTCCTATCTTGGATGAAAATAGTTCCTTTAAATTCTCATGAAGCTCAAGCAGCGGCGCGGGTCCGGAAGATGTTCCGCCGAAGCCTTTGATTTCTGCTCCGAGGGCACGAATGTCCGAATAGTCAAACTTAGGTACCCTTCCGCCAAAAAAGAATCCATCTAAGAGGAGGTGAACCGAATCTACCCACCCTTCTCGAGAGTCATCAATAACTAAAGTGTCGTTAGTATATTGTGGTTCTTGGATATTGATTGAGCCGGCACCCTCTGTGTCAAAGCCAACACCAACGCCTACCATAAGCGCATCCATCATCCACGCAAAGAGGTAGCCTCCCTTTGTGCCTAAGTCACGTGTAGACCGAAAGGCACAGTTAAACAAGCCTGCAGCAGTTCGCTCTTCTACAAACTTAGTGCCCATCATCCACAATCCGCGACCGGGCGGTGTCCATTTTAGATTAAACAGCCTATCATATGCTTCCTTGGCGGTTTTTTGTGCTTTGCCGTCGTTCCACTCTAGCCCAAGCTGGAAAACATGCTGCTTCTGCATATTAAACATTCCTTCCACGACTCGGCGGCAAGTATGCCACCACTCTTCGGATCCAGTTGCTTCTGGATCAAATTCGCTTAAGCGTCGCGAGTATGTGCGTTTGAATGTTATATAACCAAGCGGTCCCCATGGGACTTCTGCGTCTCGGTACTTCTCAATAAACGTATCGGATAACCTAAATCTGCGAATGTTTTCAATTGTTCTCATGATGTTTTATTTCCTTTTTCTAAATTTATCATACTTGTTCTGTAAAAGATTCCGCTGCATTGGGGCAGAGAGTGCCACCGGGTTTAGCGGAGCAGTTCCTCCAATGGTGCTGGTTTGTGGCATTATTCTTATCTTGGCAGTACTGGGATCCATAAATAGATCATAGATCATGCCATCGGGTCCGTTTCTATTTTTTGCAATAAACATTTTGCCTTGGTTGTTCTGCTTATCTTCTATTGTACGGGACACCGAGAAAATAAAGTCGGCGACGAAGCACTTGTTAAAAGCTTCTGAAATTTGCTCCATTGTGATAACTTCTGCATTCAAGCCGGAGCGGTTTGTTTGAGAGGCCGTCCAAATGGGACAAGAAAATTCAGTTGATATGCCGCGGAGTTCTTCATAAATCGATCCCAACTCATCCCTCTTTTCTTTCCGCACAACGACGGGTCTTAGAAGGTCGGCATAGTCTACGATAATAAGTCCGGGCTTGATGCCTCTCTTGATCAGTTTTGTAAGGTGGGATTTGATAGTGTTAGTTGACGCAGATTTGGTAGGATATTCTTTGACAATGAGTTGCCCCTCAATGTCTTTAATTTCTTCGTAGACCTCTTCCTTAAAATTTATAATATCAGAAAGTGGGTATCCTGTTAAACAACTGTCATATCTAGTTGCAATGATCGTGTCCCCAAGCTCTAGTGTATAGTGAACAACGACCTTTCCTTCTTTTAGTCCTTCGGCGCCTAGGTGTACTAAGCAAAAAGATTTGCCGGCGCCCGTCGGAGCTATGACAACCCCCAACTCACTCTTACCTAAACCGCCGCCGCAAATCGCATCAATTTCTTTCCAACCGGTGGTGACCGGGAGGCGATGTTTGGGGACAAACCTTTCTTCAAAATCTGCAAGGTAATCATATCCAAAATTATTATCGGATCCCAGCTTCAGCGAATCATTGATTGTTTTTGAAATCTCATCAAAAGAACAGGACTGAAGTAGATTTACAGATTTCATCATCGCTTCTTTCAGGTTCTGCTTTCTGCAAAAGTCTAGCGACTGCTCTTTTATATAATTAACATCCGTCAATTCTCTTGACGTGATTTTGGTAAAGTATTCGCGGACCTGCTGCTTTACTACGTCGTCTTCGGAATCTAAATCCGTGCGCAAAATCGTAATCATAGCTTCAGCAGAAGGGTGTGTGCTATATCGATCGCGATAGCCAACTATTCTTCTAGTAAATATGCGAAGATACTCCAGTTCTAAAAAGTTTACGTCTAAAACTTCTGTGATCTGATCGGCGAAGGGTCGGTCTTCGTATATAATCTGGACCAAGCCCTCTTGAAATGATTTTCCATAGCGACTAAAAGTGTCTTTTGTGGTCAAATTACACCCCCAAAGTGTTATTACTAATTATAACAAAATACTGCGTAAAGTCAAGCAAATTACTGTTCACTTCTAATTTTGTTCAGATGCAATTCAAGGTCTTTCCAATTTAATTCTCCAAACCCATCATCACGCATTTTCTTTATGATCTCTATCTTGTTGAAATTGCACTCAAAGTTTTCAACGGCGTTCCGAATAAAATCTTTTGACTGAGGCGAGAGCATAGGAGAATAGAGTTGCATCATTTTATAATTATGTGCAATAACTTGACTTCCATCAATAATGTTGTGATGAAATTTTAACTTTTTATCGATCTTTTCGCAAAAAGACACCACATCGTCAATAGTATAATCTTTATCGGATCCCAAAAATCCTAAGCGACGCTGAATTGTCTTGAACCCTACTGATTTGATCCCGGGGAGATTGTCAGATGCATCCCCCACAAGTGCACGAGCAAGTGCCATGTTGCGCGGATGGACACCCAACTCCTCTACGATTCTTTTCTTATTGTAGGTTATGTCAGTGGTGGGGCGGTAGACTACAGTTTCTTCATCACAAAGTTGATAAAAATCCTTATCATTCGACACAATCACCTTTTGCCATCCGTCATATGCCGGCATTCGGGTGAGATAGGCGATGACATCATCTGCCTCCACTTCCGGGAGCATCACTTGGATAATTGGCATCTCATTAAAATACTCAATAGATCTGGTTTGTTGCCATACTCTATTCCGCATTTCCTCGTTTTCTGTAAGTGCCTTGACGTTCCGGTTTAGGCGAATTGGCTTACGACCGGCTTTATAGTTTTTATCTATGCTCCGGCGCTTTTGGGATCCGTTAGGTCCATCCCACACGATAACAATCTCATTGGGCTTTGTCATTCGGACCAACTTCTGAACAATCTTTAGGGATCCTTTAAACCCTCCGATCGGCTCTCCATTGTTTGATAAGCTCGGGTCGACAATATAGGCTCTCAAGAACATATTGAGCGCGTCAATAATTAATACTCGTTTTTTGTCAGTCTGCGTCATGTGGATTTCCTTTATACTTTTATCATATCACGATATTCTAACAAAGCAAGTTCTTTATGCTTGGCTTCGATCATAACATCGAGATCGCGACCGTAATCACTAAATGGGTTGCGAATCATATCTGAATGCGCTTGGGGTTTGATCTTTGGGTTGTTGTGTTCAACAGAGCGTGACTCTGCGTAGTGCACAACTGGCTTAATGTCGCCCCACGTAGACAGGGCAAGCTCAAGTGCTTCTTGCTCGGACTGACCGCCGGCGTGCAGCATATGGTGATGATAGTCAAACACAATCGGGATGCCGATGCGCTTGTAAACACTGTCGTATAATTCTTTGGTAGAGTACAACGAAGCTTTGTCGTCATTCTCGACAGTCAAGCGAGCACGTACATTGTCAGGTAGACGTTCGAAGTTGCGACAAAAGTTGTCGAGAGCGAACGGCTTGTCACCGTAAGCAGCACCGACATGGATGTTGAGCTTGGCATATGGCGTGCGTGGTAAACCGATGAGATCGAACAATTCTGCGTGTACAGACAAGTCGGTCTTGGTAAGCTGGAACACACGCTCTTTGGGTGATGCAAGCTTGTTGAACGGACCCGGGTGTGATGTGATACGCATATTATGTCGGCGTGCAAAATTGCCGGCGGAGAGTGCTGCAGCGTGGATAGCACCGAAATTGGGCATATCTGGCAAGTCGTACTCGGATGCCCACGGCAAAATATCGGACGACAGCCGGTAAAAATAGATGTCGTTTTCTAGATTCCACTCTAGAATCTTACGCAAGTCGCGTAGATTTTGGAGTGCAAGCTCCGAAGCATAATCAATGCCACGTTCTTTGAACGTGCGTTTGATCATCGTACGGTTGGTGGTGATACGCTGCGACTTTGGCAGCGAAGAGAAACCTTGATTTATACAAGCATAACCATAATTACGCATAGAGCCCTCCTACAAGCTTATATATTATTATAACCTGCCGCGGTGGCAGTGTCAAGCGATTTTATTCGGGGTCTGCGTAAAACTGATCTGCCGAACCTTCTCGGCGATCGAACTTCTGGACAACCTCTTCATCCATCAATTTGATGATGTTGCTTTTGAACTCGTCATCGGATTGAATGATCTCAGTCCACCTAGACGGCTGAAACTTCTTCTCGTATCCATCGGGCATCTTGAGAGTATACCATGCACCAGCGCTCGTCAGATGTTCTGAGCCTTTTACAGCATCGAACCAGCTTTCCTCATCGCGGATACCGATATTTTCTGTTCCCCACAAAATGCGGAAAGCACAATTTCTACCTTGTGTTCCAAAGCGAGATTTCTCAAGCTTGACCTTGACCTCGGAGCCGATACGAAAGCCCTTATCATCTTCGATGAAAGCTGCCTTCGCCTTGCGACCGGTTAGCCAGATCCGTAATGAATACGAATAGTGCATCGCTTTTCCGCCCGGAGTCATATAGGGCGTCGTCATCGCGATAATGCGAGCGTTGGGTCCACTTGGGATATTTGTCTTAAGCTGATTCAATACTAAGAATGTGGCTTGCTTGTCAGCGATGGGAATAATCAGCTTTGACATTCCCTTTGCTAAGATGCGAGCCTTTACTGCCATCGATGATTGTGGATTGAAGTCTCCCTCAACATCCGACACAGAGGGGGTCAGCGCCAGTGAGTCCCAGATAAATAATAGCTGTTCATCAGTAGCTCCCAACAGTTCTTCTACCGTCTCTAGAACAAACTCGACAGAAGATGCTTGAACGTACATTAAACGCTCTAGGTTGCATCCTGCTCGCTCCAAGAAGTCAGGGTCGATGGCAGACTCGGAATCGAAGTAAACGACCATCTTGCCCGTTTTCTGGGCGTTTGCGGCTACTTGTGCGGCCATATAAGACTTCCCTGTGGATTCTAATCCGGCTAGCTCGCTTATCTTACCCACCGGAATGCCGGCGACGCGACCTTTACATACAATGGAGTCAAGCCACCTGGATCCAGTAGAGATCCACTCTTTTACTTGTGTCGGATTCTCACCCGTCAAGTCATGTGCGACATTTCTGCCGGCTTTCTTGTTTACTAACGACATGAGATCCTGCATGGATACTCTGCCGGCTTTTGGTTCTTTGCTTTTGCGAGCCATTTGCTCTCCTGTTTGTTTTATTATAACACTGTGCGAGGGGGGTGTCAAGAAAGTTCTATCTTATAGTTACATCAAAGTGAACGCATGCAGCGGTGATGCCTCCGCGGCTCTTTCCTCTCACACCTATCTTAACCTGCTCTGCTGTATTTTGTATGTAACTATCATCGATATATTTGCAATAATGTGGCGTTAAGATGTAATCTGCCGCGCCTTTAGTGCCAGCGTAGTGTTGTCTGCCTGTAAGCATTTCTTCCACGATCGCTGCCCGGGTTGCCGCATCTTCAAGTTGTTCATTTATGTGTTGAGCAATAAGTGGTCTTTCGTTGGCGGACCATGTATTCCAATTTCCTGCTGTAGCTAACTTTTTAGGATTGCGCGCGCGCGCCTTCTGGAGATTCTTGGAATCGATCATGTTTGTGGGCAATTCTCTCACTATCTTATTCAACTTCTGGAGGGTCAACCGACGGTCCCCATCGAGAGTTGTTGCTGCGGCCTCCCACTTGTCTGCGGTGCCTGGACCCTGAGCACTGGATAGGCGTACTGGTCCAGCCATTTTGATTGAGATCCCGACCCACTGACCACAACGTAGCACGATGTACACATCCGCCTTGACTTCGTGACCAAGACCAGACAGCTTAATCTCATCGCGATGAACAATTTTTTCATCCGGAAAGACTTCGATCAGCATGCGGGTGGCAGAAACAACATCTGGGGGGTGTTCCTCAAAGTTTCGCTTTCGATAACAATCAACGATCCCGTTTTCAAAATCTTTACCTTTGTTTCCCATAATCTATCTTCCTATAACTAGTATTTCAGAGGATGGTCCCATCTTGTCTGTCGCGACATTCTTCATACCATAAGCCCACTCGGCATCAATAATCTGATAGCCCTCATACATTTTCTCAATTGTCTCACACTTATTATAGGACATAACCCATCCTTTTCGCTGTGTCAACAAAGAATACAGCTTCTCGTGATCAAATGATCGATGCAGGTCTCCATTGGTGCCATATAGGGCGTTCTGAGTTGTGGGCAGCATATACGGCGGATCAAGATACAAGAAAGCTTTTGGGTGATAATTCATAGCGTCTTCAAAATCTGCATAATCTACTCTGAAATTTTTAGCTTCGAAGTCTCGCAATCTCTGAACCGAAGAATCTGTAAATCTTGCGTATGACGCTCGCTCGGACCACCCACCACTAAATGTAGCACCAGAGAAACTAGCGCGATTAATTGCGTAATACTTTGCGGCGCGCTCATAAGAGAATACAAAAGATTCAGTCTTAAGATCCTCCCGATACTGGTGAAATGCCTCTTTTGAGCACCCTGTCACATTATCACCATTACGGATCTCATATTGTCCTCGCAGGCTTTGAACCTCGTCGGCCAACTTATTGTTGTCGGCACACAGCGCTTGCCAAAACCATACCAGTTGTTTCATTTTGTCATAGCCTCGCACCTCTGTTCCGCGGGCAGCAATAGCTAGCTCAAGAGAACCACCCCCGAAGAATGGCGAACACAATCGTTCGATATCTTCGGGGATGTGAGGGAGGATATGCTTAGCCGCGCGGGTTTTGCCGCCGGGATATCGCAACGGGGTTTTCACTTAGCGGCGATTGATGCCGGCGCAGCAATAGACGGGAACTTCCCAGCCTTAAGCATGACCTTTACTTCGGTGATTAATGTTGTTTTACGATTACCGCGGTGAAGGGGCGCCTCCATGCGCCGGCATTGGTTCCAGTAATAATCATTATCTGGAGCCATCTTGCTGATCTCATCATCATCTAAATGTGGATGGGTAGCTTTGGCATTCTTTAGATCATTAGACTGAGCGTGTTTGGAATCATTGACCAATCGTGCATCAACCCCGTGCACATCTCGATAAAATTGATCGTAGCTGTGGATTGTGTATTTTCCATTACAGTCGTAGAAGTATTCGGCAACCGCCAGCATAGCCCAAAAGGTTCTCTGGGGAATCATCTTGGATGCTGGTACAGCTTGCTGCTGTTCCACAGTAGTCTTAATTACTTCAAGAATAGAGATAAAGCGCTGCCGTTCGGCGCGATCATATTCTGGCACCTTTGACATCGGCTTGTCTTCGCCGATTATAAAAAACCAATCCATATCGTCATCTCTAAAGAATCGGTCCTTGGTGTGAGCGTTGCAAGTCATGAAAGCCTGCGTCATCCATTCGATGTCTCGCATACGGTGAATCGACTGATCGGAACACCCACTAAAACGTGGCCACATCTCAACGAAAGTGCCTTCGCAGTGACGACGAATCCAATCTGAAATGTCGCTTTGATACGACTGCCGTGACTCTGTTCTGTTTAGCGGATCTCCGGCATTCAGCTTTCGAAAAATCGCAGGAAGCTTGCGAAATGGTGCATTCCTGACCGTAACTATAAGAACCGTGCTGTTCAAAAATGCATGCTGGAAGTCCTCTGGCAGTTTTTCAAACTTCACATTTACAAATTGGCGCGGCTTGTAGCTTAAATCGTACAAGGTGCCAGTAAAGGTGGTTTCGTTATTAACAAACGCCATCAATCCTTTACGTAGGCGGTTCTGACCATCTTCATTAACTGTGAGTTTTCCTTCGTCATATAGCTTTCTGTAGCGCGCGGCGCCGCGGAGGTCGCCATCGGCTTCTGAAGCCTCTATACCACTCACAATGTCAGTGACAACGATGCCAGATACTGCGGTGCCCTCGCTGACCGACTCAATGTATTCGTTGACCGTCTTCTTTTGCCAAACTTCACGTCGCTGGAAGTCTTTGACAACTGCCATCTTTTTATCGTTGTAATCCCTTACAACGTCTTGCACTGATACATTCTGTGCGGTATTTGTTATCTTTCTAATCATTTTTTCTCCTATATCGTTAATGAGCATAGTCTTTACAAATCAGTTAGTAAAGATGTTGCATGAAAGCGGCAGACTTTAACCGGTCTGCCAGCGGCTATTTGTTTACTCTGCTGTATCAACAGAGCTAGCGGTGTCTGCCGCGGTGTCTTCATCCTTGTCCCCACAACCCATTAATAGGGTCATGGCAAGGACTGGTAGAACTAGTCTCATCTTCTCTCCTTAAAAATAGCGGCACCCGATTTCAGCCGGGGTGCCGGCGGCTATTCATTACTACTCGGTGGTAGTAGTAGTGGTGTCAGTAGTGGTACTAGTGGTGGTTCCCTCCGTGAGAGTACCCTCCGTTGTAGTAGCAGAGACGGGTACCGTCTCTGTTGTAATCGTGGTCGGGGTATTGCTAGATACCTCTCCCGGATCTACATTGCAAGTTCCATAAGCAGTAGCAACCACTAGGGCGCCTCCTACTACACTGACGTGGACTTTCCACTTAGCCCATTGGGACTTTAACCATTCCATAACATTTCTCCTTTGTATAGAAAATGCGGCACCCTATTGCTTATGCCGGGGTGCCAGCGGCAGCATACAAACCGACTACTTTGTGGCCATCAGCTCATCGAAGGCTCGGTCCACATCACTACTCTTTTCTTTCGTATTGTAGCGTGCGGTTTCAGACGAGCGGGATTCGGCGCTCAGATCACCAGAAAGCTGTTCATCAAGAATCGCATCAATCTCTTCCGATGTTTTGCGCTCAAAGAGTCCTTCAATATCAGGCATACTATCAAGGAGGGCGGAGATAGCATCTTTATCTTCAAGCAACGTGGAAGTATTTCTACGCATCTTTAGGCTTGTTTGGGGGTATGCGCCCGGGGTGGTGGGCTTTGTGTAGGTGAGAGAGATATCAGTACCTTCCATAATATCAGTGATATCTCCGTAGTCTGGGTCTAGAATATAGCCCAGTAAAAGTTCATATGCTCGCTTTCCATAGCCGTAGACCTTAATACCTTGGTCTTCGTGACCGCGGAGGACAACGGGCGAGAAAAAGCGTGCTCGGACGAACAAAGATTTAGCAAGCTTCTTGCTCTCTTCATCGTTGCTGCTGACTCCCTCTTTCCACAGAGATGAGGCGAAGTCGCAAATTGGACACCTATCTCCGTAATTTCTCTTCGGACAGACGATTCCGCCGCGATGCTCTCCCACATTATAGTGGAAATACATTTCCTTTAGGGGGTCCCCATCCGAGGTTGGGATAATCCGGATTGTCTGCTCGCCTTCATCGGGCTTAAACCAGGGAGAGTTTCCATCTCCAGTTTGTTCTCCCCGTAATTGGGCGAGCTTCTTCCTCATTAGTTCCATGTTAATTGACATTAGTTTTTTCTCCTGTTTGTTGTTTTAAAGTATACCGAGCTTTCCTCGATATCTAATGTATCACCTTTGATCTAGCTTGTCAAGGGTATTTTGTTGTTGTATTGCGTTAGTGTGGGCAACGCAGAACCCAAAGTCTTGTAAATGTGTCTCATATATTCCATAGGAAATTCTACGGAATATATTGTGTGGCTTCTCTTTTAGCATATTTACTATCTTCTTATGAAGCCCTGTTTCTTTCTCTAATTTTTCTTCGTTTATACATAGATAATAACACATGTCACGGGGGTTGTCAAGCGAAAATAGCCACTTTTCTTCTAAATTCTCCATGTTCAAAGCTCCAATGGAACGGATCCTGTTTATCTCTAGGGGCTTAACTATTTGACCAATTTCTGGCTCAGTATAAGTAAAGAAATTAAGGTAATGAACTGTGGAAAATATAGTCTGATTCAAAGATTCATAATAGTTTTTGATGGAGATGGAGCTAAGCATATTCTCCATTTCTAGATTTGAGATGAAAGTGATGCTGTCTAGAAGTCCACAGCGAGCATATTCCTGCAATACCCCAAACACCACATTTTCAACAAGTCTCGGTGTGCCAGTTAACAATTCGATATCAGGTTTCACATAGAAAACCTGAACCTGTTTGCCTTCGATCTGCTCTAGGATTCCCAGCGCGTAGTTGGAGCTGAATGACGAACCGACAATAAAAACCTGGACCACATCATCTAAATCCTTAAAGAACTTTCTTAAGTCTGGAATGTTCTTTTCGTAATCTTCGGGGTTTTCAAAGGCTGTCAGCTTGTGGCTGTATTTGCTGTTTCTCTTCACACCGCTGTTTAAAAGAAACACATTATAGTTTTTTTGTTCTTTGAATTTCTCAGCAATCGATGAAGCAGCATTGCCGATGCCTACAATCGATATCATAAATTTAATTTCTCCAAATTATAATAATCCTTGCCGGCATTAACATTCACAATGAATTTCCCTAACTTGTTATTCGAAAACATTTCTTTTAGTTCTGTGGCTAGTTCTCTCTCATCTGACGCTAAGTCCACAACGATCTCATCGTGCACGATGTGGGAAATAAAAGACTTATAATTCTTGAGGTATATATCCATCTTAATTGCTCGGTCTATTACCAAATCGGCAGTAGTACTCTGAATAATATAATTGAATGCTCTTCGTTTGTCAACCTTTATCTTTCTTCCAAAGAGTGTCGAGATGTGTTCTCCATCGTAGTGTTCTTTTATAATATCTTCTCTTTTATAAACGTCGTTCTTGATGATTGTCGATTCTGGATTATATAGCCAGCTAAAAAATAGAGTCTTGGCGGTTGAACGATCCTTTACCTCACCGGCTTTAAAGATATTTTCCATATTCCATTCATGAATATCATATTCAGGCTGGTGCTCTCCCGATAGAGCTAAAGCCGTTCTCAGTTCAGCCCCGTTGTAATCCAAAGAAAGAAATAGCTCATTTTTAGGCTTGAGGAGAGCCCTCAATTCCTTGTGCATTGTTAAGATGGGGAATGAATCAGAATAGGTAGCTAGTCGTCCCGTTACTGTTCCAAATAGATTATAGTTGATGGTGTCGGGGCCCTTCATTATCTTATTCGCAAGGTTTCGATGAACGGATTTATAAAATAAACCTCTGCAATCTTCTGTGTTTACTTTCAGTGATTGATATTTTATTTTATGTAAAAGCGTGTGTGTGGCGTGCAAATGGTCATAATTCTTTGGTTTTGTGTTGTTTTCAAATACATGCTGTGTTATTCTATTCTTTAGATCCAAGAAGCTGACAAGGAAATCATGGGGGACCAAATCAAAGAAGCAGTGTTCATTGAAATTAATTTTGGCTATTTCGAAAGATCTTCTGTATGCTCTCATTTTAGCGGATGCTGCCTCAAAGTCAGAAATAATCTCTGCAGGGCATACTTCTCCCAGAGAATCTCCGCCACAAAATAGCCACCCATAGTCGACTTCATGATCTACGGTGGTGCCGGAGCATTTCCACGTGCGCGCGGTATCAAGGGTGTCGGGGATCAGCTCGGGATCAAAGACCAATTCGCCGTTCATGTATATTCCTATACACTCTTTTTTATCATCTATCGCCTGAAAATACACTCTTCCTCACTCAGAAATTTTTTCTAATGCATTACTAATATAAGTCAAAGAGCCTCGATAGTCAAACGTTTTGTTTAAAATAATTTCAAAAGTGTCGAGAGCCTTAGAAAAATTAATATTGGCTAACTCCAAAGTCTGTTCTATAAGCCTTTCTTTCTGATTTTTCGTGAGCGGTGACTCTTCTTCTAAAAATCGAATTTGGCAATATATTTTTAAAAAATAAAGATCATTGTACCGGCGGAAAAGGGATGCCGAAGTATATTCAACTGGAATATATGTCACTATTCTTGAATTGTTATTAACATAGGTGGTTGCCGTAAAGCCTTTGGCGCGGTTTTCGGAATACATCTGATAGAGTGACTCTTTAAAGCGACTAAAATATTGGCGGTGGGCATCCGTATAGGCTAGCGCTAGTATACTGTCTGTGTCGTGTACCGAATATTTAGAGGCATAAGACAGCATGGGGGCGGATCCGATATCTGCAACAAGGCGCCATGGAATGTGTTGATCTATCATAAATCCGTGTTTTGCACATGCATTAAGATAGAATTCCCAATTGGGGCTAGAGTAAAATTTTTCATATTTATCTTTGTCGTTGTCATATTCTAAATCGGCTATTTCAAAAACCAAGCCGGAAGAAATTGCCGGGCAACTTGTGCTTTTGACAAAAGCTGGGAGGGTAAACGGAAACATTCGAGCTGTCGACTCTAAATAAGGGATTACTTTTCCAATAAAATCTCCAAAGTTTGAATATCTTATCTTTTGATGTCGCAATGCGGCGCGCATGCCCTTTTGATATTCCGCAAGGTGTTCTCGATATAGCCTCCTTGGGTCGCGGTAGCCTTTGTATATTTTTGGCTTGGAGAGATATTTATCTCCTCCTTCAATAGAATTGCGAGCTGCAGCCCCCACAAAATCTTGGATCAATTCAGAAAAGGCATCAACTACAAAATTTAGCGCTGCAGCTTCTGTGCCGGGGTCTGCCCGGTACGGAGAGTATTTAATTGGTAGCACGGATCCTGCAACGACCATGGGCAGATAGAGCCTATTTACTTTTCCATATAGTTTTTTCTCGGCAAAATTAAAATTAACCACATTGGTATGAAAAGGAGTGCTGGTCTCCACATCATACATGGCTCTTTTCTCAAACAACTCTCTAGCTGTTTCGGCGTTACTTTCTTTAAAATATTCAGACATTTCTTATTTATTATATTCCTAAATTATATTATTAGTAGTCATCGAGTCCCGCGGAATTCAACTGATCGATTCCAGCCGCTTGTAGAGCACCGACCGCAGTGTTGAAGTTCTCGCCGGCGGCGACGTCGCCGGCAACACCGATGCCAACATCGGGGCCGGCTGATGGTGGCGGGAGTGGGAGCGGGGCAGGCGCGGCTCTTTCAAGAGCCGCCGCGCGGGCGGCGGGTATCTCACCTGCCACCGCGTCGCCGCCGCGTTCTTGGTTGAAGATCACCTGGCATTTTTGTGGCGTCTTTTCCGCTGGGGTGGAGACTGAGTTAGTCGCCGAAGCTGGAGTTGAGGTTGCGATCTGAGCAGTCCATTTTGCCGTAAATTTGGTTTCAAATTTGCCGGGGCCATAAAAATGTTCCACTTCTACAATATCATAATAGCCACCAATGCCAAAATCTGTAAGATTAGTGTATCTACCCAAGGCTTGGGTGATTTCGTAATCCATCTTGGGTACCCAGCCGGCAGGATCAACAAAGATTTTCATGCCCGGATATACTGACATGTTTGCAAACGTAGTGATTTCTACATGGTACATTTCTCTAAGCTGAGTAAGTCCGTTAAACCCATCTTGAGCATAGCGCGCCTCGGCGATTCCTTTTCTCTTATCTCGAACAAGTTTAACTTCCTTGATAATACCCGAGTCCTTGCCCACACAATAGTGGTGTACACCGCGGGCGGAGTCTGCCTCTATATCGCCGGAAAACATGCCGATAGGCAGCGTATTGGCGGTATAGAAGACCGAATACATATATAGGTCGCGGTGGTTGGAGGCGTTGATCTGTTCTCCGACTCTTCCCACTGTGTCTATCAGTGGTCGCGAATAGTGGTTTGCTGAGATTCTAGTACACATGTCAAGGTCTGGGCGATTTGCAAGATGGGCGAAGAGCGGGTCGTCCTGGCGATATCTGCCGGCACGGGTGGTGGGTATGCCGTATGCAGCGAAGGAGGTTCTTCTGGGGAATGTTCTCTGTTTTACGCTTCCGTTGAAGCACGAATCATTATTTAAAAAACTGGATATCATCTTATTGATTAGTTTGTCAATACACTGATCCAGGGGAAATTGCCTTCTCCCTTTTGATAGGACTTCGCTGGTAAGAAATTCAGTAAGATATTTTACAGACACTGGAAGATCTCCCAAATTAACTATTTTAACATGCGCAGGGTTTATTGGATTTGCCAGTTCGATTGGACCTAGAACTATTCTAAGCCTCTTGAAGTTCGCATATTCCTTTATATAGCTATCTTTCGCTATCTGCATCTGTGTCGCGACTTCCGGGGAATTCCAATCGACTGCGCCGGCGCCACCGCGGATGGTGAGCTTACCGTAGTTATCCTTCTTCATGTTCTCAAGCATAGCTGAAATGTTGCCTGGCTGCATTCGTCGATCAATACTATCCAATATGACGTCGATCAGATCGCTTAAATATATAAACTGAATGCCGGCACTGTTGGGACTTATTGCCGTCGAGGCGATCGGGGTTTTCTTTCCCTGTTCTTTACTTTTGGTTGCCGCTTTGGCAACTTTGACCTTTAGCTGCTTGCCCTTTGAGGCGCTAATCCTTATCTTTTCTTTCACCAGTTCTTCAAAATCGAAAAGAGGTCCCTGTTTGTTTATTTTTTTCAAAAGCTTATCTGGGATCCAAAGGTATCTCATTAGACCCTGATCAGATACATTCTTAAGTAAACTGGCTATCGCTCCGGTTTGAATTTCTTTTATCTTTTCCACTTGACTTCTTTTAAAATTTGCGGCGGCTTTTATATCACAATTGTTCATAATAGTTGTAGATATAATATCAGATCCAAGTAGAAACATTGTGATTTCTTTAGTTGCAAATATATCATAAGCGTTGGAGCTGAAGTTTTCATTTACAAATGGCTTATAATTGATTTCAAATTTTACCGAGCCATCATCATTAAAATCAAATGAGTGGATTGTCGGAAGCATTTCTAATGTGACAAAGTTTCTTGATAGGGCGCCCTCAAGAAACGCATTTCCTGACACAGAGCGTCTAGGCTCGTTCACCCCTATAATGGCGCGTATGGAAAAATCTAGACCGGTCACAGAATTCATCGTGGCACCTGGTTTTTTAGACTCGAGGCTATTTTTAGTAACTGCAGACTGGGTTTTTAAGGCTAAATCTATATATTGATATTTTTTCATATTATTTAGAGTGGCTTGGCCGCCGGCGCTCCCTGGCGCGCCACTCGATGCCCCTATCTTCGTATACCTAGGTCTCACCAGTTCAGCGAAACTTGAAGCATAAATGGTTAACTTTGCCGTAAGATCTTTCTTAGCTGCAAACGGAGCAGTACCTTGAAATTTAACCTGAAAGTCTTGAATTCCCACTCCGATGTTGCGGCTTCCGCCCTTCATAAAGTTGACCAAATCGTAGTGCGCATCTGTATCAAAATGTATGGGGATTCGTATTTCTTTGCCCGCGGGGCCTTTAATAATTTTAAAAAGCCGAATAATTGGCTGTAAATTGGCAATCTCTTCGGAAGGCATTTGGAGAAACTGCTGAGTATCTGGAAAAACAACCATGTCGTTTATAAAGTTGAACGGATCGGACTGCACTTGGATGCAGGCATTAGTTCCGGAACTGTGCCAAAGAGAGGGTATGTAGGGCCATCTCTTCCACATAAATCGTTCGCCTACACTTTCCGTTCTTGCCGTATCGGCGGTAACTCCTGAGATGCCAGTACCTTCCTTCGCTTCGCCTTTATATGCAGCCAGAGTGGAAACCTTGCTTAAAAGAAAACATTGCTCTTTGAATCCAATAGTCCGGACCGTCTCGTCTGCCCCTACACCTTCTTCAATTGCCGTGGCACCGGGCTTGCAGCCGGAGTAATCCCCGCTCGTTACTTGCGAGGCACACTTGTCAAGGGCAGCTAGAGCATCCTTGCCTGGTTGGCCAAGCATATCGCCCCATTTTCCAGCGACATCCTCAGTCGTGCCGGCGGGTGGCGCTTTGAGTTCGTACCGTGCATCGGCTTTTCGTTTTTCAGTTAGAATTAAAGGGTAAATCTTATCTGCTATAGCGCCGGCAGTAAGCCCATACACACTAAGGGCTTGATCCGTCATGGCGTCGGGGAGATCCATCAGGGCGGCAAGGTGCGCTGGCTGGGTGCTAGCGGCGCCTTTAAATCTTTCTTCTGCCGTCAACCACATCATTCTAACATGGTCGTAGGCTGGATCGGATCCCCACGTGGAGAAAAGATGTTGTTCTAGATCTCCACCTGGAATGCCAGCGCTGGACTTGGAGCCATCCGATTTGTACCACAGTGTGTTCGTATCAGCTTTTGAACTCGAATTTAGGGATTCGGCGATCGAGGTCCAGAATGATGCCCGGTCGGAAGGGTCGTAGGCTCCTCCTTCCGGAAGGGGGGGCATTGTGGAATTCCGGGCATCTTCAGCCATGGTTTCTGGGTTACCATGTGGTCCATGGTAGTCCCCGGTTTCGGTGGGCTCGTCTCCGTCTTCTTCAAACATTCTAGAGCCCTAAGACACTAAGAGCGTCTGATAGATTGATCGGTATCTGAATCAGGTCGCCGGGCAGCATGTGAGCCTCGGTCGGCTGTCCGTTATACCAGGCTATTACCCACCAATAGCGAGAGTGCCCGTAATATTGGTGGGCTAATTTATACAATCGATCTCCGTATTTCCATACGTGCTGATCGGCAACGATGCTCATGCGATCTACGATTGATGGGTTTCTTAGTGCCGGCGTTGCATAATGTACGACATTTTTTATACCCCGCGTGCGGCGCAGGTACTCGTAGTACTCTTCGTCGTTATGAAACCTTTGAGTGTCACTATATCTTCCCATTTCTATTTCTTATTGCTCCATAGT